CCTTAAAAATAAGCGGAATCGTATGATCCGATCTTCGTTGAAGCGTGAAGTTATAGATCCCTGGTTCGATTGCCATAACTAAATTCTTATTATGTACATCATAGCTACGTTACGAGGTCTTGATTCGTTTCCACCAGTATTATTTATAGTAATACCAACTGTTCCAGACATTGATAAGTTTCCACTATTTAATATGGCCTGGTTTGTTGAACCGCTATCACTGGTTCTATAACCAATCTGATAACTTTGACCACTACCTAATGTAATCGCTACGCTTGCTACAGAAGGTTGCAAACTAAATCCTCTCGCATTGTGTCTGTGATTTGCACCCGAAACAGTAATACCAGCATTGCCATAACTATGATTATGACTTTGGTTCGCACTACCTTGAGGATTATTTATACTTCTACCACTATCTACCCCTCTACCATTATCAAATCCTCTGACAAATTCTCCCCTTAAATCAGGAAGATTAAAGGTTGATGATCCATTACCAGAACCGTATGTCGTTCCAATGACAGCAAATAGAGCAGAGTATGTGCTTCTGCTAACTGCTGCACCATTACATTCTAAATATCCTGCTGGCACACTAGCTGCTGCTCTACAAAAAACACACCCAGTAGGAACACTGTCTGGAGTTGCAAAACTTAAATTACCACTAGAATCTGTTGTTAAAAAACCACCGTTAACAATGGTTCCAGGTAATTTGTAAGTAATACTTGAAGATAAAGTATCAGGAGACTTTAAAGAAATATGTGCAGAATTATCTGCGTCATTAAGAAATATTCCTGTTGTTGCACTACCTGTAGAAGTAATAAATAGGCCAGCAGATGAAAAATGACTTATTTTTGTTCCAGCACAAGTAAATGCTACTTGATTTGCAGCACTTCTGAACATTCCTGTGTCTGTATCATTATCAAACGCATACGCTGGACTTCCTGCAACAGAACTATCATCACCTAATAATTGACCTGTCATCGTACCACCTGCTCTCGGTAGTAATCCTAAATTTGCTTCGTTTACAGAACCAACAGTTGTAAAGCCATTATTAGATGCGTTTCTAATTTTTAATTTATTTGAGTCTGCTGTGTCCACATAAGGCATAAATGCCTCTGGGTTTGCAGGATCAGAACCACCACTGTTAAAAGTTTTTATGGCATCAAGAACAGCATTTATGTCACTTCTTACAGAAGCTCCTGACGCATTGGCTATATTGTAATCTCCTACTTGGCTCATTTAGAAAACACTTTTCTCCATATTACACCCCTTTACCATAACCGACAGCCTGAAAAGTGAAAGAACGATCCACAAAACTAGAACCGTTTTTAATATTTACAGTAAATCCTGTACCAGAAACATTAGTAACAGTAAAGAAATCACCTGATTGTGCGTTCTGTATAGTTATACCAACAGTAGGTAAGAAAGCATTTGCTCCTCCTAAAGATGAAGTGCCTACAAAAAATGGAGTTCCGAAAGTAACAGTTTTTGCTGAAGTACCTGATTGCTGCGGAGCACTAGATGTACCACCACCAGTTTGATAATTTTGCTCTGTTCTTGATTGAAATTCTGCTGTATATCCTGCTTGCTGTACGTTCATGTTTTGAGCACTGTTTGTTGACTCTAAAAGCAACTTAAATTTAAACCTTCTAGCCTTGAATGTTCCGTTTGCAAAATTGTTAAACGTACCAAACGATCCTGATGCCGTTTGTGATAACGCTACTTGTACCTGACAATTAACTTCATCTGCTGCTGGTCCATCAAAATTACCATCTAACGCAGCATATTGATCCCATAAAATACCAGGAGGTCCAGGGATCAAACTTTCAATATCATTACCAATAACAAATCCAATAGAACGTATAACTCTTTTAAGATCAAGAGAAAATACAGCACCTAAATCCAAAACATCTTTGAAAGCATACTCTCCTGTTGCATTTGTAGCTGGATTAGTTAGCTGCAATGCACTTGTAGAATTATTAAATGTTGTATTAGTTTTAGTTCCTTGAAATGGAGGACTGTCTAAATCTTCTCTATCTTGCAATATTACCTGAGTATCAATTAGATCAGGAAGGTCCATAATGACACTGGTTTCTCCTACACTAAAGTTTCCCTGGTCATCTTGAAACTTAAGAATATACTCTCCTTCTAAACTAGGAACAATAGCATCAGTAGTATTACCAGCTAGTGCAGTTACAAGATCAACAGAGTTCTGGAATGTACCACTGCCATCTGTTAAATTACTATGTCTTACATAAACTCGACCACCATGTAAAACGTCTGGGTCTGTTGATTTATTCCACTTCAATCGCACAAGTTTATTTGTTATTGGTTCGATTGACAAATTAGCTACGTTACCTGGAGGTTCAGTTTTACCAACAGCGTTAAAGGTAAGGTCAGAGGAAGTTGCTGATAATACAAGTGCAGCATTATATGAATATACTTTAAATTCGTATGTACCAGCTTCAGTATTTAATATTTCAAAGTCAGGTCTAAATACTATTTCACTTACCCAGTTCGTATTGTTAAATCTGTATTGAACAAGATACTGACTAACCCCTGTTACAGGAACCCAAGTTAATAATAGTTTTGTAACAGCTAAGTTATTTATAACTACTATCATTTCTTTTGGCTGACCATTTTGATCTGAAATTTTTAGGTTTCCTGGAGGATCTTTAGGTTCATTTAGTAATGATATTGTTCTCGCTGGCAGACTTATTCCAGATTCAATATTTGCATACTTTCCATCAAGGTATGTCAAAGCTGTAATTGCATAATTTATGCCATCTTGCTCTTCTACAGTAATTACTCTAAAAGTTTGTGCCTCTAGTGTAGAACTAGATAACAGCCACATACTATTAGCATTTGGAGTCTGACTTAATGCAGAATTTAAAGTTATAACATCACCAGTTACACTGGTTACATTTTTAACTTCTACACTTGCATCGGGCAAAATAATGCTGCATTTTTTATTAGTTCCTGTAAATGTGTTTAAATCTTTAGTATTATCTACTGTTATTTGAGTTGTAGTGGCACTTTTAATTCTTCCTGCTCTTCTTTCTACACTACGAACTGGATCGTTTACAGAAATGACAGATCCAGGTCTTACGATTGCACCAGCATCTATTGATGTTGTAAAACTAATAACTTCTGATTCGTTCTGCTCACTAAATAGTATTGCTTTACCTAATCTTTGAGCCTGACCACGAGAAGTACAAGCAAATGCTTTTACATCTTTCTTTACTATCCCTAATTTGGCTTGTGCAGTAGTATCTTCTACAACTTCATAATCTATTTCTCTACTATCCATGTTGAAATAGCTGACAGAGATAACAGTATGTCTTTGTTTTAAACTGCTGCCAGAGTATGAAAACCCACCTTCACCTACGTTTGCCAAGCTAAATAAATAACTTGGATCTGTTGGTTTATCCTGTGTAATAGTTACAGAACCTTCAGACCAAATCGGAAAACATCTCATAACACCAGCTAATTCATTGATTAGTGTGTACGCTTCCATAGATCCCTGTAAATTTACATTGCAACTAAATCTAGCTTCCTGTCCTCCAAATCCATCTGATACCAGTTCATTTGCGTATCTACTCGCTGCTACAAAACTAAATAAATCTAAATTACTGTCTGTAATATGCGTTCCAAATCCATACCTTTCAGTAGTAAGAAGATCGAGAAGTATCATTGCAGGACATGAACACCAAACAGCAGCACCCATTGTTCCATTAAAAATGTAGCCACTTGGGTAAATAATTCTTCCTGTCTGCAAATCAACAGTGGGTGTACCAGAATTAGATGCTCCTGCACCTGGTATTCTTACTTTTACACCACGAATACGAAAAGCTCTTTTTGGTATAGAACTAAACTGCTCAGAATCTATCCTTAAATTTGTATAAGCACTGTTTAAATATCTTTGTTTATCATCAATAATTTCACCAATACTTGTCCAAGTAAAAGCATCAACAAGATTTGAAGAAGTGCTATCTGCTGTCACCCTAACTACTCTTACATCTACAGGAAAAGCACCCGTAAGATTTACACGATATTCTTTTTGGTACGCATCAGCAGTTCTACCAGTAATAGTATCTGATAAAACATCATTAAAACCACCACCGTTATATTGAATTTGTATTTTTAAATCAACAGTTGAACCAAGCAAATCTCCTTCATCTGTGGCTTTTTGTAACTGAGGAAATGTAATTGTTACTTTTGCAGCATCAACATTTGTATTTGTGATTTGACGAGTAACAGGAGAAGAATTTGTAACTGTTACTCCCACACTTGTTAATGACTGACTGCTTTCAATACCTGGAATATGTTGCTGGTTTGACGTTCCAAAACGAGGTGTAAACTCTACATTTTGGAAATTAAAATCTGTTGTTTGGGGATTAGTGTTACTTGCAGATGAATTTAAAATAGGTGTGTTATTTAAAAATATATCTTTTTGTGCAGCATTGTTGTAAGCAGTAGATCCTTTTGTAAGTCCTGCTTTAGATGGAGTAGCAAAACCTTCTATCTCACCTTCAGACAATAAATCTTGGATCGTAGCAAACTGTCTACTGTTTAAAGTATCAGGTGCTCTTGTTGGAGATGGTGGAGTAGGAGGAGGACCACCAGAACCTCTAATAATTTTATCTGTCATGCTGTTACCTGATTAGTGTCAATACCAGCAGAAATAACAACCGATCCTGTTACTATCTCACCATAGGCTATGGGGTGGCTAGTTCCTGCACGGCTAGTATTTTGCACCCCAGAAAAACTAAATGATATTCTTGGATCTTCTTCATTACTAAAATCTTGTGGTTTAGGTAAAGGAAATAACATTTCACTGACACCCATAAGTGTTAATGCAATACCTAAATTACCTACTGCTGCTTGAAATCCACTAAAACCTGCTGCTGCTGAAAATCCTGTACCACTAAATACTGCACCAGGCATTGCAAATGCTAATCCAATCATT